ATTTGATGCAGTCAATCATTTTGGCGTAAATTGCAGCCATGAAGGTTACAATCATGAAGGCGTGCAAGCTGCGCGGTAACAATTTCAAGAAAGGCGACACACCGTCTGTTACTACTGACTTCGCAGCAGAACTGAAAGAGAGGGGATACCTTGACGCGCCGAAGAAGAAGACCGAAAAAGAATCTATAGAAACAGAATAAAATGGCCATTTTTAACGGAACAGAATTAGGCGTGTATATCGACAGCACGCTGATTGCAGCAGCTACAGATTGCTCGCTATCTCTTAACACGGAGACTATTGACATCACAACCAAAGACAGCGCGGGATACCGTGAGCTGCTCGGCGGTTTAAAGTCAGGCTCAATCAGCTGCAGCGGTTTGATTGACTACGCGGATGCGGACTCAAACAAGGACCTCGCAGACTTGTGGACTGCATGGGAAGCTCGCACAGTTTTGACGCTTAAGTTTCAGAAGGCAAACGAGTCAACTGGTGACTTGTCCTTTACATGCGGCGGTATCATTACCAGCCTTGAGCAATCAGGTGGCACAGAGGACACAGCTACATACAGCTGCACCTTTGAGTTGACCGGACCTATCAACGACACTGTTGCTTAATGATTGAAATCAACGGCAACGATTACCCTGTGCGCTATTCGATGAAGGCGCTAAAGAAGTTTGAACGCAAGGCCAAGGTCAACGTGTTCAGCTTGTCAGATCCTTCAAAGCTATCAGCCGACGCTTGCTCTTTCTTATGCTTTGTGGGCGTGGAGTGCGGCTGCAACTTTGAAGGTGTCGAGTTTGACATGGAGCTGCAGGAGTTCGAGGAGCACATAACGCTTGCACACGTCACACAATGCTTTGACGTGCTTGGTGAATACAGCGACCAAAAAAAAGCGTAGACGGTAACGACAAGCCAGTAGGATGGCAGGACGTGATTCGGATGGGGATGGGTGTGCTGCACCTGTCCCCATCTGCGTTTTGGTCTATGACGTTTGGCGAGTTAAGCCTTGCGCTAGAGGCCAACCGTGAGACGGCAGAGATGGTTGAACGCTTTGAGTGGGAGCGCACGCGGTGGCTGGCTACAATCTACATGCAGCCCCATCTACGGAAAGGCCGTAAATTGCGACCAAAGGACATGATGCAATTTCCTTGGGAGCGACCTGAAAAGAACGCTAAGAAACTGACTAAGGAAGAGTTGAAAAAAGTAATTGAAGAGCGCGACAAATGGCAAAGCTGAACGACCTCATAGTAACGATAGGCGCAACGACTAAGGACTTTGACAAGGCGCTTGGTAAGTCGATGCGCAAAATGCGCACGTTCGGAAAAAACACAAAGCAGCTAGGCAAGAATATGACGATGGGCCTGACGGCACCTATCGCCGCGCTTGGCATTACAGCTGTAAAAGCATTTGACCAGCAAGCCAAGGCCATTGCACAAGTCGAGGCGGGCTTGAAGTCAACAGGCGCAAGCGTTGGCTTTACGTCTAAGCAGCTGCAGAAGATGGCGAGCGACTTGCAAGGCAAAACGCTGTTTGGTGACGAGGAGATTCTGAAGGACGCGACGGCGCAGCTGCTGACGTTTACCAACATCACAGGCGACCAGTTTGCCAAGAGCCAAGAGGCGGCGCTTAATCTTGCCACGCGATTAGACGGAGACCTAAAGAGCGCCACCATTATGTTGGGTAAGGCGCTCAACGATCCAGTCGCAAACCTCAGCGCCATGAGCCGCGCAGGTATCCAGTTCAGCGAGGACCAAAAGGAGGTAATAAAGTCGCTTGTAGAAGGTGGCGATATGGCACAGGCTCAGAGCATCATACTTGGCGAGCTTGAGAAACAATACGGCGGTAGTGCTGAAGCTGCAGCCAAGGCGGGCACGGGTGGCCTCAAGCAATTGGCCAACGCATTTGGTGACTTGCAAGAGGAGTTCGGTAAAATCATAATGCAGTTTCTGCCGCCAGTCATTGACGGCCTTAAGAATATGTTGGCGGCGTTTCAGAACCTCAGCCCACAAGCCAAGCGATTCATGGTCATTGGTTCAGGTATTGCAGCTGCATTGGGGCCGCTGCTTGTGATATTGCCATCATTGATACAGGGGTTCATGGCGTTGCTCTCACCTGTCGGCTTGATTGTTGGTGCCATTGTAGCGTTGGGCGTCGCAGTCGTAACCTTTGCCGACGAGATTGCAGGACCATTGACAAAGGTGATTAACTTCTTTATCACACTTTTTAATGAGTCAAGCCTTGTGCGCGGCATCATTGGTGCAATTAAAGGCACTGTGCTGACAGTGTTTGACTTCTTTGCGTTTGCTGTCAACAACGTCATCGAGAGTTTTAAAGACCTTGGCGCAATTATCAAGGCCGTATTTACGGGTGATTTTGCTGCGATTCCTGAGCTGGTCCGTACAGCATTTAGCGATGCAGCTGAACGCACTGCAGAGTTTGGTAAGAAGGCGGCAGAGAACATCCGCACAAGCATTGAGGATGAACTACAACGCGACCCCATTGAGCTGTTGAGCAAGGAGGGCGTGGCGCAATCACTTAAGACGCTAGGAGGTTTGACCAACTTGCTACCAACTGCAGGAGGGGGTGGAGGTGCAGGAGGCGGCGCAGGTGAACCAGCAGTTACTGTGCCTGCTGCGCTTAACATCGTTGACATCGATATGCCCGAGGACGTGGTGCAGGATGAAGACATTGATGCAGTAATTGCCGCCAGCACAGCAGTACAGAACCGTATCAACGCCATGGCGCAAAGCGTGGCAGGTTTTGTAGATAGCGCCTTCCAACAAATTGCAAGCGGTACGGCTACGTTCGAGCAGGTCATGCTTGACATGATTAAAAAGTTAGCCATGCAGCTCGCGTCACTGGTTGCACAGTTTTTAATTCTGTCTGTTTTATTCCCACAGGCTAACGCTGTCAAAGGCGGTTTGAAAATGTTTTTAGGTGAAGGTCTTGGCTTACCAATGATGGCAAGCGGCGGACTGTTTACAGGCGCATCACTTGCAATGGTAGGTGAAGGCGCAGGCACTAGCAGCGTTAACCCTGAGGTGGTGGCACCGTTGGACCGCCTACAGGAAATGATGGGCGGCACGCAGGTGCAAGTCACTGGCAAAATTTCAGGCCGCGACATATTACTGACAAGCGAACGCAACTCAATTGACCGTAACAGAGTAAGAGGTTTCTGATGGCTGATCCAATACGTCTACACGCTGAGTTTCAAGACGACCTTGGCACCGCGTACAAATTAAACATTCACCAAGCTGGCTTTGGTGCAAGCAGTACCGAGTTTAACCTTGGTGCTGACGGTTTTACATTGCGCTACAGCGGTAACAATGAGGACCGCATGCAGCCGATCATAGGCAGTGAGGTGACATTTACATTGGTTGAGAACGTAGCAGCGCACACTACGTTCCTTACGGCGTTAGCCACCAGCGAGGATGCTGACTTTATGGTAAGCATATTCAAAGACCCTGACGGCGCAAATACTTTGTTTTGGACTGGCGTACTAATGCACGAACAAGTCGAGCTGCAGGACGAGGCTTATCCGATACAGAACACCATGACGGCGGTGGACGACTTGGGCAACCTCAAGAACCTTACATACGACAACAGCGGCACGTTCTACACAGGACGCGAAACGATTGCAGCACACCTCACTAAACTCTTGAACAAGACGCGAGCGCTGCACGTCTTTGCTAGCGGCGACGTGTTTTTGAAATACGCTAACGACTTTAAGCCTACCACTTTTGTCAGCGCAAACGCCTTGACTGAGTTAGAAGTGGGACATGCAGCCTTTTACAATGTAGATGGAGATGGCAACGCGCAAGGCATGGACTGCTTTACCGTGCTCAAGAACTTTGCTATCACCTTTAATGCTCGCGTCTTTCTGCATGAGGGTTGCTTTTATTTCGTGCCTGTTGGTGCGGTCATCAACAGCACGACGGTGAGCTTATTTACTGTGACCAAGGCAGGCACGGTGAGCGGATCAGCTACAGCGACCAACACACAGCTCACTGTTGACTCAGATATGAAGCGCATGCGCGGCGGCGTGACGACTTTCTTGCCACCGCTAAACAAGGTTTTGCGCACTTGGCGCACAGATGCTAACCTGCCTGTCGTCGGTCCTGAAACGCAGTTTTTGAATGCGACGGCACAGCAGACGGCACTAGGCACGGACATCACCGATAATAACCTGCTGTATGATAATGGCACGGAGTTTCGCCTGCGCTTTCGATATACGCACGCGTACGATGGTGACGGCACCAGCACAGGCGACGACGTGCCTGCACGCATCTTGCTGAAGATGCAAATCAAGGTCGGCAGCTTGTACTACAATAACGCGGTCACGTATGGCGCAAGCACGATGAACGTCGGAATCCC